TCTTACTACATGGCTAACAAACTAAGGGAGGAATATGATGGAGCAGTCCGTATTGAATTCGTTTAATGAGATCGATGATCTCAGAATAGAATATGCAAACCTATATCGCAAGGTATGGGGTGTATATCCACCAGTGGTAATCAACGACAGCTGGTGGTTAGTAAAACGTATCGCTGGGGTGAAAGAATACCTTCACGATATGGAATTAAATCGTTGGGATGTTCTTTAATTTAATTTTAACAAGGAGTAGTTTAATCATGAGTCAAGCAATCGTACGTTCATTCTCTTCAACAGAGTTAGAAACAACTAAGTCAGAAGTAACAATCCTACAAACTGTTTATGTAGACAGCAAGAAAGAGTATATCTACGCTGTAGACAATCAAGAGTTCATCCGTAAGATGAAGATCGACAAGGATGACAAGACAGAAGCAAGGATTGTCTTTGCTAAAGCTAAATCATTAATCAATCAACCAGTAATATTCCTAACAAGAGATACTATCGATAGATTCGGTAATATTCGCAAGTGGAAGAATACCAACTGGTTTTGCGATATCATAGGAGTAGAATAATGAACAAATGCTACCTAACCAATCCAATAATTAGTCAACCAAAGGAGTCAGCCATGAAGACATTCATGCTATTAAACCAAGTATCTGCCAAGGATTTCTTCCTCACAGAGAACGAATACAAAGATGTACTCAAAGAACACGGAATATGGTCACTAGATGGGTTTTATGCGCACATAACGTAGAAGCTCTCAAGTTTGTAGCCATCGAAGCATGCATCTCAGGGAAGATTGTGGAATACGGAGAGATCTACCCAGTAAATCACGAGGGTTATGGTGAAATCTATCCTTAACAAGGTATATTGGTTATTCATGGTGGTGGGTACTATGACAGTAATCATAGTATTCACCTCAGTATACCATGAAGAGGTACCATTAAGAGACTGTCCTCAGAAAGAAGGCTGGACAACACACAGATCAGTACAAAATGGGTTTGTTTATTGCTTTCTTTTAGAGAATAGTTACCCAAAACGAGCTAAATATATGGGAATTGCACATGTATACTATTAACATAGGGCTAGATATAGAAAAGATTCAACCAAATCTATGGAAAACCATCATATTAACCCAGAATTCCTGCGAAGGATACCTAGAAACATGCCTTTATAACAGCACTCCTGACCTTTGTACACTAGTTTGGACAAGTAATCGACCAGAAATGATCGATTTGATCAGAGAATCTCTGGGAATCTCCTCCATGACTACCACCGAGAAGATAACCGAGGAAGAAAGACTAGATTTTTCTCCAGGATTATCACCAAATGAGTTACTCACACTAGCTCGGATGATATCTGAGGAGAAGATTTTACCAGATGAGGTTCCTTTGGGATATCATTAACAAAAGTTATATAGGATTGAGTCTATATATCTTCTTTTATGATAAGTTTTTCTTATCAACTTAGGAAAACCGATAAGAAATTCTTATCATTGACGGAGATTCCTGCGAGAATCCTAGTTTTGTGGGTTGTTTTGTGGGTGTGTCGAAAATTACACCACAGGACTCCATAAACATACCACTGTGACATTCTTTTAACCTAACCATAACGAGGTATTACACCATGAAAATCACTCTAGAAACAGCAGTATACAAACCTGTATGCGTCACCTTCGAAACTCAAGAAGAAGTTGATAAATTAGTCGATGCACTATATCAAGTTCAAACAGGAGAACTCGGAGATGACCATGCAGAAGCTATTAGAGAGCTTCGAGTTGAACTCTACAGTTACACAACTCAAGCAAATAACTAAATCGAGCTAATTTCTAGCAATTTAGCTCTGCCCTAAGGGAGTATCCTTCCTTTAGGGGGTTATTATCCTATCCTATAATATATTCTTTAAAGATATCCTTTAAGGAGTTAATTAAGAGATTATCAACCAATAGACTATACCTGAGAGAAGTTCTTAGGAGAGCCTACCTTCAATATATACTAGGAGAGATTATGCCATATAATCCTAAGAGCCTAGCTAATCTTAAAATTATTACTCCTGAGATAGCTAGAGAGAATCAAAAGAAATCAGTAGAAGCTAAGAGAATCAATAAGGAGATGAGAGAGAAGTTTAAACTTCAAGCTAAGAATATGCAAGAAGTTATTAATGAGCTTCCTCAATTAGATGCTTTAGGTATTCTTAATCTAGGTATGATTAAAGCCTTAGAAGATGATGATTATTTATTAGCTGCTCAGTTAGCTGAGAAGATAGCTGAATATCAGAAACCTAAACTACAACGAATAGACCAAACTAACATCAATAAATCCTATGAGAATCTATCTGATGAGGAGTTAGAAGCAGAACTTAAGAAACATAATATGTCTTCTTTGGTTGATGATACTTCTAAAAAGATAGATACAATCAAAGAAAGTCTTAACAAGTCCTTAGATGAGGAGTTTTAAAGGAGTCCTATGAGAACCCACAATACACTACTAAACACACTAATCAACATAGCTACTTGTTCCATTAGTTACTCTACCAAGAGTGCTACTTGGAGAAGATATCCTAATAAGATTGTTCTAATACCTACTGATAAAAATCTACCACAGATTACCTATCAAGTAGGTAATAAGAATTTCTACAGACATATGACCAGACTTAATAAGTTTGGTAAAGTAATTCACTCTGCTAAGTAATTATCAGAGTAATACCCAAGACTAATCAATCGGTTAGTCTTTTTATTTTCATTTAAATTAAGTTAATTAAGGAGTTTTAAATCATGGCTACAACTAAATCAAACACAACTAACTCAACAGAAGCTAAGTCTAATGTTATCATCAAAAATGTTGAATTAAGATGGGCTAAGTTGAATAATCCAGTGTCTCCATTCGGAACACTACAATGGGAACTTCAGGTAGTTGCTGATAAATCCCGTGAGAAAGAACTATCACAGTTCGGTAAAGTAAAAGCTACCACTGATAGTAAAATCTCTATCAATCTCAAGAAGAAAGCTAATAAAGCTGATGGTTCTCCTGCTGAACCAGTTCGTCTTGTAGATGCTAAGAAAGAAGCTATCACAGACCGTAGTATTGTAGGTAATGGTTCTATGGGTAATGTGATGGTGTTCTTACGACCATACGAAATGATGGGTAAGAAAGGAACTTCTGTAATGTTAGTAGCTGTTCAGGTTACTGACCTAAAAGAATATAAAGCTACTTCAGGTGTAGACTTTGATATGTTAGATTCTGAAGAACCTAATGTAGCTACTGCTAATACTGAAGAAGACCCATTCTAAATAAATAATTAAGAGAATCTCTATAAAGAGGTTCTCTTTTTATTTTCTATAAGGAATCCTATGAACACTTGTGATAAATGTATTAATTACCAAAGAGAAAGTCTACAAGACTACTACAAAGAATACAAAGACCAAGGCTATTGTGCTTTATTCGGTGATTCTAGTAATGGAACTCCTAATAACACAGTCTGCTATGGCGAAGGAGATTATGTAGCAGGTGTTCTTGTAATGGCTAAATTCGGTTGTATTCATTTTAAGGAGAAAGTATAATGTTAACAGATAAAGAAGTTCTATTAAAAGCAAAAGAATACCTCGCTAAAAATAAAAATGAAATCTATTTAACAAGAATTATAGGTTCTAACCAATTTATTTGTCATGCTTTAACTGATGTAGTAAAAAATAGAACACTAAGTAAAGCCACTTATGAAGTTCCAGATAAAGAAATAAAACAAATAAATAAACTAAAAGATATCATCAACAAACTACTAGGTAATAACTATTCAACAGTAGAAGATTGGTTATGTAACAGAGGTTTTATTAATGATCCAGATAAAGAACTAACTAAAGTGCAACGATATCGTCATCAATGGTTAAACCACTTGGCAAGCAAATGTAATTCTAAAGGTGAATTAACTTACAAAAATGCGAGGGCATAATGAAAGCATTTCCTAAACTAGAAGTTGCTATCGGTGATGATAATGATGTATACAAATCTGAACAAGATGGTATGGATTTAAGAGATTACTTCGCTGCTAAAGCTATGGAAGCTATCCTTACAGGTCAATGGAATATAACCACACCTGAAAAAGTAGCTGAAAGAGCATATATCTACGCTGATAAAATGCTAGAAGAAAGGAAACCAAAATGAATCAAAAGGAAATCATCGATAGTATGCACTGCGGATTATTCGCAACTCCAAAAAGTATTGCTGCTGCTTATCAACAAGCAGATGACTACATCAAAACACAAAATGATGGTGCATATATTTGGGTTATTATTTATGGTATCCTTAATGCTTACCATGCTGAATTAACTAAGGAGTCTGTATGATTGCTATTATTTGTATTGTTGCTGTATATGTATGTTGGTATATCCTTTCAACTAACAAGAGATAATCATGACTAAAATCATTATGAGAGAATGGCGAATCTATGAAGTAAATCGACCACTCGATAACAAAGACCAACCAGTAATGTTAGGTTTACCACCTATTGTTACTGAACATTTCCTTGTAGGTATTACTGACTATGATGCACTAGTTAAATCTGCACCTGTTAGATATGTAGATTATAGTGACAACAAACGAATCCTTGAAGATTCTCATGGCAGAAAATATGATATCACTAAAGTTGCTGATATTAATAAATATAGTTATGCACCTGAAATGATTCTGAAAACATATCCTGATGCAACTGATATCACAGGAGATTTCCTATGAGTGTAAATGTAATCTACGATACATTACTGCATGGCTACTATGTCTTTGATTCTGATGACAAAGAAATCCTTGCAGGTTCTGATGATAAAGTCATATGGGATAAACTAGAAGATTTACCTAAAGAATTCTTCGGTAGAGTCCATAGTTATACATATGACGAACTCGATTTCTCTTTATTGAAAGGTATGTAATATGACTGAAGTCTATATACTGTTCTCCATAGGCAAGAATCCTATTGTTTATGGTGTTTATGACAATGAAGAAACTGCCATTGATATGTATAAAAAATGGCGACCTACACTTGGTGATTTAATTATATCCAGAAGATTTCTTAACAAGGAGTTCTAAATGCCTAAATATAATGTAGTATTCCGTGAAGAACAGCATTGGTTATATACCTTTACTGTTGAAGGTGTTAATAGTGAAGATGCATATAAGAATGCTTTAGCTAAATGGGAAGCTGGAGACCAGTCTGATGACTCATATCTTGAGGAATCATACTCAGACCATCGACCTGAATTCGTAGAGAAATTAGAGGATTGATATGAACACATATGTATTTATAGTAACTACAGATGAACAAGTAGTTGTTACTGCTAAAGATGATGACGAAGCCTATGAGAAAGCATGGGCAGGTGATTGGGATTCATCCGAAGTATTTAATACTGAGTATGTTCTTGATGATGTAACTTCATATGGAGAAGAAAATGACAGTTAGTGTAACTAGGTTTAATAGAGGTAGTGGCGGTGTATATATTATTCTTGGAGATAACTTCGATGAAGTCTCTGAGAAAGCTACTGAAGTAAAGAGTGAGTTAGATCCTTGGAGTAGTCCAAGTATATCTTTCCTCACAAGGGAAGCTCCATACAGGGCTGAAGTTAAATATTATGGTATGGACTGATAAGTCCACAAATAGATTAAGGAGAATTACAATGGCTTATGTTACAGTTGATTTAGAATTAGAAGATATCCTTCCTGAGTTTGATGATAGTGATATCATCCAGTATGTTTATTATAACATTGATAACTCTGAAGTGTTTGAGAACTATGACTATGATGATATCCGTAAGTTTCTCATTGAAGAAGTTGGTGATATTGTAATTGAGGATGCTGAAACATTAGCAGACTTACTTGACCCAACAGCAGACCCATATCTGCTAAAAGAATTTATCCAAGGAGTATTTAATGCCCAAAGAAAAACAGATGCACAAAATAGTTAAGGTTGATTTGTATATCCGTTGGGATGATGGTCTTGAAGAAGAAATATCTACAAGACTTCCTAACGGAATTGCTAATGACCTAGAAAATTACTTTGATTACCTTGAAGAAGATAGGAGACAAGATGAAGGACTTTGATGCTGTAGGTATTGCTGAAGGATTCATTGATGCAGAATCTAAAGAACAAGTTATAGAAGCATGGCAACACTTAATCGATACGGGTTTAGCTTGGAGTCTCCAAGGTTGGTTTGGAAGAACAGCTGAAGCTCTTATCGAGCAAGGCATTTGCAACCCTGCTCTAAGGGAATCCACACAATGACATTTGTTGTGAAGTATTATTTAAGAAACAAATTGACTAAACAATTATCACAGCCATTCAGAATACTAGAGTGTGCTATGATGTATAGAAAACCTGATGAAGAAATTTATGAGGTATGGGTAGTAAATAAACCAATGGAGAGTGATGATGAAATGGCATGTTAAAGGTTCTTACTTACAATATTTTGAATGCTTTATTGAGGCAGATACATGGGAACAAGCTTATGATGAAGCAATATCGGGAGATGCAGAATATATGATGTGTGATTGTGACGATTGGTATATTGATAGTTGCACTCCAAAAGACGCACCATGGATGAAAGGGCAAAACTAATGTATAAACACAAACAGTATGTATATCTTGCAGGAGCTATGGAAGGATTGACTCGAGAACAAATGCGTGGATGGCGTAATGAAGCTACTCATAAGTTGTTCTTGAAAGATATCGACACATTAGACCCTACAAGAAGAATCTCTTATCATGATCAAGATAAGAATGACTATACAGCTAATCGAGTAGTCAAGCATGACTTACAAGATATCGCTTATAGTTCAGTTGTATTGGTTGATCTAAGAGACTCAACACCTGGACGCAAATGGGGAACAGTATGTGAGATGGCTCATGCACATACCAAGAATAAGATTATCATTGTTGTTACAGACTATGGACAATTCAAACATCCGTTTGTAGAGTTCTATGCTACGGAGATTTATCATGACTTGGATGAAGCAATTGACGCAGTTGCCACCTACTTCCAGTAAACCATTTCATTTGGTATTACAGGAAAAAGGTTTTAAGTGTGTAGAGGATGTATACTATGGCGAAGGATTAAAGCTATGGTGTATTGGTGATGGTGTTTGGAGGATAGAGAAAGATGAATAAATACTATGTGTATACCAGAGAAACAGCTTGTTACTGCTATGTAGTAGAAGCTGAATCAGAGAAAGATGCTAGTGATAAGGTCTTTAATGGTGAGTATTATGGCTGTGACTTTGTAGATTCTTATAATTTCGAGGTCACTGAAGTTGAACTAACAGAGGAGAATATAGATGCCTAATTGGTGTGCTAATGGATTGCGTATTGTCGCAACAACAGAAGAACAAAAAGAAAAACTAAGTAAACTTCCTGAGTATATTAAAGAAGATAAAGGTTTCTTTTCTTTCTTTTATCCTTGCCCTGAAGAACTAACTAATACAGTTGCTGGGTATATGAGTGGTGAAGAAGGAGAAAAGCTTAAGAAGCAAGAAGAAAGTAATCTAGAAAAATATAATGCTAAGAACTGGTATGACTGGAACATAGACAATTGGGGTTCTAAATGGGATGCTGATATTATGAATGGCGATTTCACTTTTGACATCGATTGCTTTGAATCTTTCTTTAATACTGCTTGGAGTCCACCTATTGCTTTCTATAATAAACTTGTAGAAGAAGGTTATCAAGTAGAAGCTACATATAATGAATGTGGTATGGATTATATTGGTTGGTATCGTGATGGTGACGACAACTGTTTTGATTGGGGTGAAATTAAAGATGAGTATGAAGAAGAGTTTGCTCAACAACAAGACAGCCCTAAACCCGATGATGAAGACTCAGATGATGCATGGGAGTGGGATACTATGATTACTGACTTCTCACAAGAAAGATTCTTTGAGGATGCAGGACTGGAAGAACTAACACCTAACGGATGGGGAGGTTAATATGCCTTATATTACTGAAGAAGCAAGAGAAGAACTAGAATACAGACCACCTAAAAATGCTGGTGAATTAAACTATGCGTTAACTAGAATGGTTCAAATCTATTTGTATGGTGACGACGAAAGAGATTACCAAACAAGCTATCAACGATTCAATGATGCGATGGGTGCATTAGAGGGTTGTAAGCTAGAGTTGTATCGCAGACTTGTAGCACCGTATGAGGATGCGAAGATTGAAGAGAACGGTGATGTGTATTTATAACTGAAAGAGGAATTAGAATGGAATACATTACAGACATTTATGTTGGTGATAAGCGTGTAGCTACTCATGCTCGATTAGAGACTGCATTCAATGATTATGTTAAGATCTTTGATGACTCTCCTTTCTTTGAGACAGTAGAAGCAGTAATTACTTTTGAGAAGAATAATAGTAAGCTACAAACAGTTATTACTGACATCGAAGACTTTGAATCCTTTCTTGAAGGCAGACAAAGAGCAGTAGCATGGAAGCCTGAGAAAGAAGATTTCTTTGATGAGTATGCTTTGAAACACGGCAGTGTTAAGGGTCGTGTAGCAAGTAGAAACTTTAATACTACTCCTACTAGTTCTTACAAAGAGCAACTAGAAAAATGGGGTTCTGCTCTGCTACCTTCTAAAGATGTAGAACCTACGGATGCAATCAATCCATCACACTATAAGGATATCATTCCAGGATATCAATACATGGAGATGATGGTGCATATGCTGAAAGATCTTGATGGTGTTGAATCACACCTTAAAGGTCAGGTATATAAATACTTGATGCGTTGCGGTAAGAAAGATGAAGAACTACAAGAGCTTAAGAAAGCTAAGTGGTATCTGGATGCACTAGTTAAGTATCACGAAGAAGGTAAGGTGATTTAATGAGTGCATGGTTGATTATCCTCACAGGATTAATCTACTTATACATCGCAGCAGAACAATCATTCCGAGGTAACATGGGTATGGGTATATGTTACTTCGGGTATGCTGTTGGTAATGTAGGATTATACATGATGGCAACTAAATAAGGAGTTGTATGATTAAGATAGGTAGTTTCACTGATAAAGTCGGTGGTCGTGAATTAATCTTTGATATCTTTAAGTGTGTTGTTGATGAGGTCTCTGATATGTATGAGACTTCTTCTGGTAAAGAGATGATTGAGATTAAGATTGGTGACCAGAAGTTTGTAGGTTCTTATGATGAAGAAGTACATGATTTCTTAATAGAAAATGAATGCTCAGAATCATTTGTTATTCTTTGGCGTAGCCATAAAGGAGGTTATATGATTGCATATAACTTCTACTATTGGAAACAATATCAACAAGGAACACTACAATTATCTGATACACCACTAGTATCACCAACAACCACAACAGATGATGCTTTTGTTTACATGTGGGTTAACAAAGATACAGGGAGAAAATATGTTGGATATCATACTGGTAGTGTGGATGACGGGTATATCGGTAGCGGTATACAGTTTATACAGGACTACAATAAGAATCCAGATGCGTTTAGCAGAGTTATACTTGCAACAGGAAGTTCTAAAGCAATGTATAGACTAGAAACAATGTTATTGTTGTTACTAGAAGAACAAGATGGATATTACAACGTAGGAAACAATTTAAAATGATGACTAACTATATGACTAAAGATGAACTATGGGCTAGAGTATTTGAGATGACTGTTCGTCTTCAATGGGTGGAGAAGCATGCACCTATGACTTACCAAGCTATGAACAATCATTTTAATTTACAGAAAGAAAATCAAGGAAAGGAATTTGTATGATTAAGAATCGTTATACTTTTATTTGTGAAAGAGTTGATAATGAAAATTACGAAGAAGAAAGTCGTATTGAAGTAAGACACAATGATCTTGTATACTTAACTGATGTTGTTACTGCCTTCGAAGAATTCCTTCGTGGTGCAGGATTTTATCATGGCACTAAGATAGTATTAAAAGATAATGAATTTGAAGATGGAGTTATTGATGATTAATGAACATGATTTAAACGATATGGATTATCAAGAGTTAATTAAACAGTATTCAGATGATTATAATACTGATGGTCTTATCTACTATATGGGTCTCGCTGCAGAAGCAGGTGAGGTGTTAAACGATAAAGTAAAGATGCTTAAAGATGGTAAAGTATTTTCTCAAGATGAAATCGCTAGTGAGCTTGGTGATGTTCTTTATTATGTTGCCAGTATTGCTAACATTAATGGTGTTACTCTTGAACAGTGTTACTCCAACAATCTAAACAAGATTAAATCGAGAGCTAAGTGATATACAAAGATCCTTACAGTACTCTTACTGTAATGATTAACCAAAGAATAGACTGGTTTATTAAGACAGGAGAGATACATCACTTCATAATCATGATGAATCTACTATATGAAAGGAATCTAGTTGAAGAACAATACTTACTTAGAAATAGCGGAACTTATAGCACAGGAATCAAAAGCAAATAAGCTTAAGGTTGGTTGTGTATTAGTTAAGAATGGAAATATTATTTCTTTCTCTTATAATGGTACACCACCTGGATCAGATAATACCTGTGAAGATGAACACAATCGTACACATCCTGAAGTAATCCATGCTGAGAGTATGGCTATTACTAAGGCTGCTAAGGCAGGTATATCTACAGATAACTCTATTGCTTATGTAACACATCAACCATGTATTGATTGTGCTAAGATACTATACCAAGCTGGTATCAAAGAGGTATGGTTTCGTAATCCCTATAAGTCAAACCATGGTACAGAGTTCCTTATTAATCAAGGAGTTAAAGTAGGCTACTTAGCTTACTGGAATACAGACTCCAGCCCTGCCCTAAAGGAATCCTCAATATGGAAATCTTAATCACTGCATTGATTGCAGCAGCAGTATACATTACTTACCTACTAAATAAAGTTGACAAACAAAAGGTACAACTTGTAGTGGCTCATCATATGATCAGAGCTATGGCAAATGACCTGCAAGACTTAGGTCATCCAACAATTATTGTAGGAAAAGTAAATGACAAAACAAGCCATTGATAAATGGACTGATAACACAACTAAACTTAAACTCTCTGTTCATACAATGACTTCTATTGATGAAGACTTAAAGTTATACTTCAAGTTAATTGTAGAAGATTATTGTAAGAGACATGGTGTAACAAACAAATATCCTAAAGCTAAGATAAATATTTCTTTTATTATATCTGATAGTAAACCTGAAATTGATTCTTGTTCTTGGTCTGCTACAGAAGAACGTATGCAGATACAGTTCTGGGATATCATAGCTTCTCATGGTGTTACTGATATATACGCACTAACAAAGTTCTTTGAGATTATTACTCATGAGTTTGTTCATGCTTGTCAATATCTTACTGAAAGAAAATTACCTTCAACTAAAGGTTATTCAGGTAAGAATGACGGGTTGTATGTTAGCTCTTATAACAAAGCTACTAACAATGATGCTTATATGTTTGCACCTTATGAGGTAGAAGCTAGGCTAATGGAGATGGTTTACTACACTAAGTTTGGTTATTTATTTGATGACGATATCAATCATGAAATCGCTTTACAAACAAATCACTAATGCCCATGGCACAGTAATAGGACTGTTTGAATTTCATTCAGATGGTTCTACATATTGGTTAATGGAAGGAAAGAAACGAACACTTGAACCCTATGGTCAGCTTACTAGAGAAGGTATTAAAGATATCTTCCAGAAGCTTAAGGACTGGGCGGGATATACAGAGGAAAAACCTAAATGAAATTAGTATTCGATATTGAATGCAATGACTTACAACCCAATGTAAGTAAGATATGGTGTCTGGTAGCTATTAATCCAGATACTAATGAGAAGTTTATCTTCTCTGATTATGATAATGATTACCCTTCGCTAGACGAGGGGTTAAAATTTCTTTCACAAGCAACTGTACTAGCTGGTCATAACATTTGTGGTTATGACTTACCTGTTCTTAAGCAACTTAAAGGATGGGTTCACAATAGCAACACAAAGATCTGGGATACATGGATTATGTCTCAGACAATACAGTATAAAAGAAAACATAAGCATGGTCTTGAGGGATGGGGTGCTTTTTTAGTTACCCTAAGCTAGAGTTCAATGACTTCTCTCAGTACACTAAAGAGATGCTTACATATTGTATCCGTGACGTAGAATTAAACGTTATGGTATATAACAAATTAAAAGATGATGCAATCAAATTAAGTAAGATTAACCCTATGTTCCTTAAAGGCTTAGAGGTTGAGATGCAATTCTCTTTAATCGAAGCTGATATGAGGAATCGTGGTTGGGTATTTGATTTAGAGAAAGCTTATAAGGTTAGAGATGAGATTACTAGTCGTATGACTCACATTGAAAAAACAATGGAGCCTAAAATCGGTATGAGGACTCTTAAGCTAGATAAGCCTGATGAATTCAAAGAACCTAAGTGGCGTAAGGATGGTTGTTATGCTGTTCAGACTGCTAAATACTTTGGTATCGATGTTGAGAGAGGTAAACAAGACAGACCTATTGAAGGTAATTACTGTCGTGTAGAGTTTGCTCAAGCTTCTTTAGGCTCATTAGAGATTGTTAAAGACTATTTGTATTCTATTGGTTGGGTTCCTGATGAATGGAACGTAGAAAGAATCAATGGTAAGTTTGTTAACAAGTCTCCTAAGCTAACTGAATCTTCATTAGAACCTTTAGGTGAAGATGGTCTTATGCTTTCTGAATACTTATCTATCCGTAACAGGAAGTCAGTATTAGAAGGATGGATCGAGCAAGTAGAACAAGGTGATGGTCGATTACATGGTAAGGTCTGGACAGTAGGAACACCTACATTCAGATGTCGTCATGAAGTAATTGCTAACTTACCTTCTGTTGGTACACCTTATGGTGAAGAACTACGATCATTACTTACTTGTGAGACGGGTACTTCTATTGTAGGTGCTGACTCTGCAGGTAATCAGATGAGAGGTCTATGCCATTATATTGGTAACGATGAATTCACTAATGAAGTAATCAACGGAGATGTACATCAACGCAATGCTGATGTATTAGGTGTATCTAGAAAGACAGCTAAACCTTTCTTGTATGCTTATCTCTTTGGTGCTGGTGCTGGTAAGATTGGCTTAATATTAACAGGAAAGAGAGATACAAAAGTTGGACAAGCCGCTGATGAGAAATTCAAAGCTTCAATTCCAGGATTGGGAGAACTCAAGAGCAAACTATCTGCTCAGTATAACACTACTGCTAACAGGTTTGGTAGTGAGAACGCTTATATTCGTGGTCTTGATGGTCGCCTTGTTTTCGTTAATTCTGAACATCAAGTTCTTAATTACTTGCTTCAGACTGCTGAAGGCATTACCTGTAAAGCAGCTATGGTATACGCAAGAGACAAGATCAAACAAGCAGGGATACATGCCTACCCCATTATACACTATCATGATGAGATGGCTTGGGTATGCAAAGACGAAGATGCAGAACTTGTTAAAGATATCTGTGTAGAATCTTTTAAAGAAGCTCCTAA